AGCAGGGCTAGCCTTTGCGCTTTTCTTGCTGACCACTGACCGGGGCTTCCGCCCTTTCCCTCGCGTTTTACGCGGTTGAACAGGCGCTTCCTCAACGCTGGCTTCGTGTAGTTCCCCGCTTCGTTGACCGCCATCTTCCATCTCCACTAGACGCTTTGAGTCGCGTGTGTAAGTTGCACCAGACAGAACCCTACCGTCCTGCATAATAAAATACGGCCCATCATACGGAGTGCCGTCTCTGAACTGATACTTAGGCACTGCGCATCTTGGCCTTAACAATTTTATCTTGGAGATCCTGCGGCAGCTTCTTCTGTGCAGCAGTCAGCAAAGAACGAGCAGCCTTCTTGGCTTTCTTCTTTCCCGCAGCAGTGTAGGCGTACTTCTTTCCCATTACGTTAGGCATTATTTCTTCACTCCCACAACGATAAAACCATCTTTAGAATTATACAAAGGCCCACTACCTTTAGGGCCAACCAAACCAACTATGCCACCTACCTGCTTCGCAGCATCAAGAGCTTCGTCATATGTATTATATATTTTTCGAGTAGATGGCTTGGATGACGCTTTTTTCAATAACGTCTGCTTTGGTGTTTTTATCGCCTTCATGTCTTAGCCCTTTCCTTCGACTTCTGGTAAGAGGCTAACAAAGAACGACCCTTGCGTACAGCACTAGCCTTGTCACCACGATGCCCCCATGCCTCTAGTGAGAGCTTCAATCGTGTCTTCTTCCCATCCTTCATCAACGGACCCTTGGCGCTGCCCATCCTTACCAAGAAGCTGCCTTGACGCCGCTTGCTCTGTGGTGTCTTCGCCTTGCCCTTTACTGGGGCTTTGAGTGTGCCGCCGGTTTCCCGCTTGTATGATGCGCGTCCGGCAGCGTTGAGGCCACCTTGAGGATTCTGTCCTTCCTTGCGCTGCCATGCCGGAGTCTTGCTCATCTAACATTTCTCAAGTTAATCAAACTAGCCCGTGTGCCAAAAGAAGTCCTGCGACCACCACCACGCCTGTTCTTTGTCGTGGCCCTGCGGTCACTACCCATCTGAACAACCTCTTCAACAGGCTCCTCAACCTTGGGCTTAGGAGCAGGAGTGTCATCCTCTTGCTTCTTAGGAGCCATAGGATTCATATCAGGACGCCCAGAATAAACCCGACCACCAAAAGTACCCGGCTCAGTAACACCAACAATAGAACCAGTCTTGGTCGTTACAGGCCTCACACTATAGCTAGGCTTGTCACCAAGCTTGGCAATAGTCGGCGTGTCACTCTTGATCTTGTCTAACAAACGAGCAGCAGAGGCAGTGCCAATAGTATTCAATATACCGCCAACAGTGCCAGCCTTGCCTAAACCCCTAGTGCCTACAGTGGCCCTAGTCTGTAAATCACCAAGCTGCTCCTTGGTAATGTCAGGACGCCCAGCAATGTTGGCCGCAGCTACATCACTGCCAGTAATCGCACGAGCAGCACCCGGACTCATACCACGAGCAGGCTTGTAACTCACACCAACCTCTCGCTGCTTGGCAGACGCAGGACCACTAACTTCCCTAGCAGGAGCCTTGCGAACCCTCGGTGGATTTAAATTTTCTGATGTTCCCCCGCCGGGATCTCCGCCTGTACACATGATCGAACCTTTTTTGCCTATAATGTCTGTGTGGGACTACTAGTGACAGTGACGTGCCGTCTTTTGGACCCCCCCACGGCCTAGCCGAGGTCTATACTAACCTTAATTTCCCCAGCGTGCATATGCAGCTGCTTATCGGCTGGCTTGAAGCCAGCACGATCTAGTATGTCCTTGCTCGCTTCGAGCTGGACATACTCGGACTTAGCTCCACGAGCTAAGTTAAGCAGCTTAGAGGCAGCTACAGTAGCATTCAGACCGAGGCTTTCACCCACTCTCAGCATCATGTACTGCTGTACATGCGGCTGCCGCAAAGCCTTACTGGCACTCACTCTTCCGGCTTCGCCTTCAGCGTATCCGGCTTTGCCAGCCGCTTCTTTGATGCTACATCCATCAGCTACGAGCGTATCTACAAGAGCCATCTGTTTACCTGTTAATGGTCTAGCTAGTTCTGTCATACTCACACCTGACTGTTGCCCCCCCTTGTGTTCCCCCCCAAAGTGACCGATCTGTCAACCCTATGTCAACCCATTAAATACAACTAATGCACATACAACAGGGGGCAGACACCGCTCAGCTAGCGGTAATGTCCTTCACTCACAGACTTGTTACCCTTGCCACGCCATAGGAACCATCCTTGCAATCAGCAGCAACCTCCCTGTCCTTGCCAATCCTACGAATCACAACCGGTCATCCAAGTAAAGGAGCAGGCCGCACCCTGCCGACATCTGATTACAAGCCGCGCTTATCATGCGCTTCGCGCAAGCGGCTTGACTGCCCTTTCCTTCTTCCGTGGCTGTCCTTTACTTGGACGCTTCGGCAGCCCAGCAGGGCTTCCTCGCGGCGTAGCTGACCGGCCGTGATACGTGTTTGGCATAGGCAGGGCTGTTCCTGCCGCTTACAAGGAGAACCACTATGGCTAACAAAGCTAACAAGTCACTCGCTACAGACATCACCACTATCTTCGCAATGTCTGACCGTACAACAAACTCAACAATCAACTACATGCTCAACAAGTTCATTGATGATTGCAAATACAACATCAATCAGAAAGAGCTGAAGAAAGCTGACATCCACGCAGAGGCTCAAGAGATCATCAAAAACAAAGACGGTACGTCAGCAGAAGGCTCACCGCACTTCAATGCAGACGACCTTGTGAAGCTTGAGAACAACTGGCACTGGCACAACAGCCAACAGGATACAGTCGAACAACTTCTCCAGTATCTTCAGCTTCAATCGCAGGCACTCTTCCCCGAAGAACACAGCAAGTCAAAGAGCATTGCATCTAGCATCGAGTTCTTCTCTAAGTCAGCTTAACCGGCTGACACAGCCTCGCAGCTTCGGCTGCGGGGCTTTTTCTCTGCCGGTATGGCCCTGCATCTGGGCAGACATAACCAGCCAGAGTAAATCAAAGCTGCACGGTTCAAATACTGGGCAAGAATTTTGTTCTTGATTAAATACAAAGGTACTGCATACTTGCAGTAGGAGGTTAAGCAAATGAAAACACTATCAAACATTCTGATCGGAATTGGCATGACCGCACTCATCATCGGTTCGATGATGGTTGACGATGTATCAATGCCAATGACTGATAAGCAATTTATGATTCAGATTGCCTGTCTTATCGGCGGTATAGGGACCGCCATCATCGGCGGGATCACCCGCATAATGGCTGAGTAGCCAACAAGGAGAACCAAAATGGATGCCTTTAGATTATCTGCTGAAATGCGTCACACGCAACTCAATGCAATAGAAACAACTCAGGATATTAAGGTTTGTAAAGTTAAAGATTTGCCAGAACCACAAGACAAAAAACTTAGCTTCAAACCATCCAAGCATATCGACTCAGGTTTATGTGTGATGTTTCACAGGAACGATGGTTGTGTAATGGAGGTGCGTGGCTATGACGAAGAAGGCAAAGAGTTTTCTTACAAGTTTCATTATGAAAAATCACCCAAGCAACCAGTAGCAATGAGGGCTGTTGGTGCATCTGGGTCTATAAGCAAGCTCAATGTCTCACTCGATTCATCAGGCGAACAAGAGTCTGATGTTAAAATTGTCCAGAAATAAAGGAGAACCAAAATGGACGGAACTATTATCAAAGAAGACCTGTGGCATTTCCCAATCGACATGTGCAGCTTACACGCATCGTCAATCCACACCGACAACATTGAGGTGCCAGAAAATATGGCACGAGCAGTCGTGCGCACTGACACAAATCAAGTGCTGGGTGTTCACGGAAAAAAGTACAAGCCAATCACCAACATGACTGTGGTCAGCGCAATGGTTGATGCTGTGCATGAGTCAGGTATCAGCCGTGACTATGACTTGACTATCGATACACTCGACAACGGAGCCAAAATGCGTGGTCGATTCTTGTTCAACGATCTGGTCATCGAACCTGACGTTGGCGATGTCATCAAGCACGAGATCCTGTTTTACAACAGCTACGATGGAAGCTGGGCATTTCAGCAAACCAGTCGTGGTCACAGGCTCTGGTGCAAGAATGGCTGCACCAATGCCATGACTGTGGCTAACACATGGGCCAAGCACACCACCAATGTGAATGTCAAAGGCAGCACCACCAAGATTGTTGCTGGCCTTGAGACATTCATGCAGGACAAGGATGTGTACAAAAGCTGGATGACAACCAGCGTTGATGACGAGACAGCCTTCTTGTTCTTCAAGATGAAGCTGTGTCGTTACCCAACACAGGATGCCAGCGTCAAGATCAACGAGCGTCGTTACGAGCAGCTTTGCCGCCAGTGGAACAAAGAGAAAGTTCAACTCGGTCAAAACAAGTGGGCTTTGTACAACGCTTGCACCCACTGGTCTACGCATACTGGCGACACCAACACACCGCACGTTGCTAGACGCAATCGTGAGAACCTACTTATCAAAGCACTCAAGCCAGCCAACTGGCATCTTGCATAGGAGACATCATGTCCACACCATTCATCGTATTGATCGAGGGGGCCATCGGCCTCCTCGACAGGGCCAAGGACAACATCAACGACACAGGCAAGGATGCCTTTCGCTACGATGTTGAGACAGCCCTTCACTCGCTGAACAGCATCAGCAACAAGTATCACGAGTCACTTGACCGATTCGTTGCCGAACCAATCAACCCATCAATCAAGGAGGTGAAATGATGTCGCTCATGCAGCAACGCCACTTTGAATACATTGCAGACAATGTGGCACCACTCTTGCCTTGGCCATCAAAAATACAGGAGATGGCTGACAAGTTAGCAGCAACCAACCCACGCTTTGATCGCAAGAAATTTATAGATCGCGCGACCAAAGCATGGGAGGCAGCCAATCCAATGGAGGAGTTGGATGACTACATTCCACACCTTGAGCCGTGAGTATTATGAGTGTCAAGATTGCGAAGCGCAGATCGAACACTATCATGATCTCAAGCACTACAGCGAAGACAGCGGGGGCTTCTGCCCCCACTGTGACAGCGATCATCTAGTCGTGATGCAGTCTTACATTGTGTATCAACAAGTCTACGCAAGATCAGATGATGATGCTCTTGAGACAGCTTTGGAGATAGACGAATGGCAAACACAAAGTGGAAGTATCACACAGTCATAGACCCTGACTTTGACACTATGTTCTTTGGGCCAGTCGATGTTCATTTCCAAGAAGAACAATACCAAGGCAACAAGTCACAAGGAGACGAGGTACACATCAGGCCATCGGTTATTAAGAAGCCAGCAATAGGCAAACACTCGGTATGGCCTGAGTTATGGAGACGCAAATGGAGAACCTGATGAGATACGAACTGTATCATTACCTGATGGACTCAATCGCCACCCACTTTGAGATACAACTTAAAGATCGTGACCACTACACTGAACAAGACTGGCGTCGATTAGAATACAAACACGACGCGTGTGTCATGTTTATCAATCAGAAACTAGGAGAACCAATCAATGAACGATCTGTTTGACAAGCTGGGATTAGACCAGCCAGAGTTTCCAGAGACACCAGCATACAAGCTGGCTCGTCGTGATGACCCAAGCACAAGCCATGACGCTGCCGAGCAGCTTGATGTCAGCAAGATGGAACGCATTGTATTAGCTGCAATCACCAGCTTTTCTGCCGATGGCTGCATATCAGACGATGTGCTGCGCATCCTGCCAAACCATCGATACAGCACAATCACTGCTAGATACAAGCAACTCAAAGAGAAAGGCTTGATCTTTACTGACCATCGCAAACGCAAAGGTGAGTCTGGTCGCCAGCAACTAATCATGTGGGCAAAGGAGTTCTACACAGAAGATGCGGAAGTTTAGATATCGGCCAGCCATTACCAATGGCAACCCTGTTGTGCAGTTTCTGTTTAAAGAAATGCACAAGCAAAGATGCTGCCAGATAGATCTTGCAGAAAGAGTTGGCCTTCACAGAGATACATTGAGGAAGTGGCGCACTACGCATACGCCACGAGTCAATGATATCGAAGCCGCTCTTAACTATCTGGGCTACACACTCAAGCCAATACGCATCAAAGATTGACATCACTGCGACATTGCAGGAGTATTCCTGCATGAAAAGCTACATGACAACGCTCACTAACAGAGCCAAGCGCCACAGAGTCCCGCTCAAAGATGCTTTCATCAGAGCGGGGCTGCCCGACTCAACATATTACAGAGCCAAGCAAGGCAAGGAGTTACGATACGAAACAGCTAAACTCGTGTTTGATTATATAACCAATGCCAGCCAAAAACAGACGCATCAAAAAAAATCTTAATCAAGGCAAGTCACAGACATGCGAAGCATGTGGAGTGGTGACACCTTGGTTTGTCTGCCCTGTTGCTGGCATCAACCCGCCGTCTTGGTACACAATCTGCCTTGACTGCTATCAGGAGAACCAATGGCAAACAAGAATCGCGACAAGGGAAACTACCACGAAAGGTGGTTCGTCAACTGGCTACAAGAACTCGGCTTCACAGCCAAACGCCAGCCCCTCTCAGGCGCACTCGGAGGAGAATACTCCGGCGACATCATCTGGAAACTCGGACGACTTGAGTTGGTGGTGGAAGTAAAATACAGAGACAAGTCAAACTTCCCCAATCCATTTACTGTTGTGCGCGACGTTGCATTTTACAAACGCAAAACCGGCAAGCCTAAAACTCTGGTAATCTTTGATGGCGATGTGTTCGAGCGAGACATTGCCCCGCTGCTTACGAAGAAAAAGCGAGTAGCCAAGTCAGGGCTTACAGAAGATTGGCAACCAAGTTCTGATCTACAACAGGACATTGATAACAAGTTAGGAGCAAAGATAAACCATGACGCTGAAACAGATAAGTTCCGCAATCACCACCTCTCGAAAGGCAACACATTCAAACGACCTGACCTCGCTTATAGAAAGTGGTGTCGTCAAGCAGTTGAGTGGGGAACAGCAGCAACGAGCAGTGGCTCGTCTGTTGGAAGTAAAAGATCCGGCAAAGGTGGACAGCAATCTGGTCACTTCGCTGGCATCCTTGCCGGGCTTGACGATTAGTCCTGTTGAACGCACACGATTCCCTCGTGATGCTGACATACAAATCACACTGTTGCGCTACGACATACAATGTGAGGACGAACAGTCACTGGATCGTGCGTTAAACGCCGTACAAGCGTCACTGACGCCCCTCTCGCCAGAAGATATAGGTAAGCAGCTAACTATGCTTGCAACGCTTGTGGTGAAGCCCAGCGGGGAAACAGCGGAAGATCAGACAATCAGGATCAAATCGCTCACATCACAACTGATAAAGTATCCTGCGGACATCGTGCTGTATGCCGTCCAGAAGGTCGCTGAGTCGTGTACCTTCTGGCCCGCATACGCCGAGTTCCACAAGCATATCCATTGGCGCATAGAAAAGAGGCAGAAACTAATGGATGCACTTGTATCCAAGAAGGTTGCGCTTACTGCATACTCGCAGTAGAATACATACAAAGGAGAACCAAATGAACCGAATAGGATTTATCGGCGGTAGCGACATGCGCCGCATCATGCAAGGTGACTGGATATCACTCTGGGAAGAGAAGACAGGACGCAAGAAACCTGACGATCTATCAGATGTATTGCCAGTGCAGCTTGGTACATTCACCGAACAGTTCAACATCAACTGGTTTGGTCAACAGACAGGCAAGGAAATATCTTTCAGCCAACATGAGATCAAACTGGATGTAGATGGTGTGCCGTGCAAGGGGATGCTTGACGGTCTTGTCGAGGGTGTCACACCAATCGAGTGCAAGCACACCTACGATAACAACACCATCGACAATGTACTCAAGCAGTACATGCCACAGATCCAGTTCTATATGTGGGTCGGCAACTACACTGAATGTTATCTGTCAGTCTTGTTTGGCAACAGACGCTGGGAGTCAGTGCGTGTATCTCGCGCTGATGATTACGTCGAGCGTATGCGTGTGCATCTCAAGACATTCTGGCAACTTGTTGTAGATGACACACCGCCAGCAGAAGCTGATGAGGTGTACGGCAATCACGTTGCCTCGCTCAACACAGACAAGATACCTGTTAATGATATGGTCAAGCGCGATGCGTCTGGTGACAATGAGTTCATCAGCCGGTGCCATGACTACATTGAGCAGCAGGGTAATGCACAACTATTTGAATCTGCCAAGGCCGATCTCAAGGCAATGGTAGGCGATGGAGAGCGAGAGGTGTACTGCGATCTCCTCACCATCAAGCGCGACAAGCGCGGATCACTTCGTATCGCAGTAAAGGAGAACCACTATGACGACTAAGAATCTAGCCACAGCGCTAATCAAGTTCCACGACAGTGGGGCAGCAGCCAAGAAGGGTGCAGCCAATCCCTTCTTCAAGTCCAAGTATGCCAG